ACGCTTTCAGCACGCTTTTGAATTCCTGCTGAATGCCAAATTCCTTAGCCTTGATGGCCATAAGAGCCGCCAGCCTTGCTTGATCTTCCGGCCGTTCCTCGCATAAATCCAGCAGCAGATCGGTGTTGAGCAGCTGCTCCGGCGTTGCTATCACTTGTATTTGTTCATCTGTAAGCATTTTCTCGCCTCCTCAAATCGGCCTGCGTGAGCCTTTCATCCGCCAAGCCTATCCGTTGTAGAGCTTCAACGAAAAGCGGGCTTAACGGCTCCGTGGCGGCCTGTGGTCGGTATTTGCGCAGCTGGTAGTCCAGCCTTGCCCACTCGTCAAACGCCGCCCAGTAGTCACGCTCCAGTCGCTCTTGCGTTGCCTTTTCAGCCTTGCGCTTTTCCTTGCGTTCCCGGGTGGCCTTTTCCATCGCCCGCTGTTCTCTTACGGAAATGCGCTGTCCAATCGGCAAGCCAAGCGCAAAATCGTTGTTCAACTTTTCGCACGCTTTTAAGAAAGACAGACCAAAATATTTTTGCACAAATGTCAAAATATCGCCGTTTTCTCCGCACGCAAAACAGTGATAGCCTTTGCTGCCGGAATAGACCTGCATTGACGGCGTGTTGTCATCGTGAAAAGGGCAGACAGCCCGCCCCTTCCTGTCAATGTGAATGCCGTATGCTTCAAGCACCTCCGCCGTGTCCAGCCGCTCTTTGATTTCTGTTGCGTAATCAATCATCGTCTTGCACCAAAATATATTTGCTATCGCTGTTGCGGTACGGCTTATCGCCATATTCTCCGGACAGCATTTTTTTAATACTCGACATACATCTTGTCTTAAACTGGTTGCCTAATGTTGGAAGAAATTCCGGACAAGTTTCGCATTCTTGAGTTCTGCAAAACTCGCTTTCTGTCATCGCCCGCAGCTTGATACGTTTTTTTTTCATTCATCTTTCACATCTCCTCGCATGTCGGCTCCTCGTAAATCAGCTATATTCAAGTCCGCCGAGTGCTTTACAAATTTCCTCAAGAGTCATTTCCGCTTCTTCCCTTGCATAGATTATATCTCTGTCGCCAGGTTCCTCGTTTTCCATAAAATCGCTCCATTCAAGTATTGTGTAGCATTGCCACTTGGCAAACGCAACATCACAATACATACCTTTGTTGAAGTAATATACTGTGTCTGTTTTATATAAGTCCCATCTGCTGACTCCAGATAGCTGTCTCCGCTACTCCATTTTCTACCATTTTGATGAAGAAATCGGCAAAAACTCTCAGCTTCTTCTTTTGTCTTGCAGCGCATTACGTATTCGCCTTTATAATCATTTAGATTGAATGTCATTTCAAATCCTCCTCTTTCTGAATTGCAACATTGAACGGCTGTTTTTCGTCAAAGAAAATATGACAAATCCCATCACGAATAATGCAAAGGTGCGCTCCATCAACCGGGTGCTCAAATATCGTCACAGCTACATCAAACTCCAACTCCGTAATCAAGATGTAGCACTTATACTTTCTCTTGCCACTCAATGGGAGTTTATTGAGTTCTTCTATAACAGCGGTTCGTAGTCGATTACATCGACTTTTCAAAACTCGTCTTATTATCTTATTAGCAAGGTCATTGATCTCTTTCTTTATGCCGTTGTCTTCTCGCTCACCTCTAAAAAGTATCTCTCTCATTCTTCCACCTCGCTGTTAAGCCATTCTTCTATAATTGGAAGACAGTCAGCACTTTCTTCAATATTGAGGCAATGTGCAACTATCGAGTTAATGAATTTTGCCATTTCCTCAATATTCATATTTTTGTTTCGCTCGTAATTTGTCATTCTTTTTTCTCCTTCACTCATTCAAACACCCACGCAGGTAATAAAATGCTATAATCTTTTAATGCTTGCAATCTCATGTCTTTAACAGATGAAAAAACATTTTTTTCGATCAACAATCTAACTGCTTCTTTGACTGATTCTTTTTTCATCATTCCGTTTACATAAAAATTATCAGGACCGCAGTTAACGTATTCCTCAAGAAAGTTTTGTGTTTTTCTGTTATATGGCGTGTCTGTCATTCTTTTTCCTCCATTCTCGGCGGGTCGGGAAGCTCTCGCCAATGAGTGACAGACTCAATTTCTGCTCCATGCATATCGTGCCAAATTCGTGAAGCTGGGGCATACCAACCGCAATACACTTCTCTTGTTTCAAGACACACAATTACATCTCTATATGAGTCCGGTAAACTCTCATTTATGCTGATCCAGCAGTCCGGGACATCGTGATTGAAAAGTCGTATCTCGTCCTTCTTGAGCCATTTCTGCCACTTACCACAAGCTGAGCAATAAAGCCCGGTCTGGTTGCCGTGTTTCTCTGTAAAGAATTTATTACCGCCGCATTTGCAAATCGCATTCATAGTTATACCTCCTCAAAAATGTCGAGAGAAACGGTGATTTCGTCCATCGCGGTATCGTCTATTGTCTTTCTCTCATCATCTCTTCACGAGTCCGTCAGTGTCTTTCCGAATCAGACGCTGGCCACAATGTGGGCAAAACTCTGTGTGCTCGACTGTTTGGAAACAGGTGGGACAAGAATTTACATTCACTTCTTCGTGGTGGCCGTTGGTAGTGAACACTGGGACGGTGAATTCTAAAACCCTCTCTGGTCTTTGTTTTTCTACAATTTTTGTTGCGGACACAATCGCCTCGGCGTTATCTCCACCTACTCTGTTTCTAATGTCATTCAGCTGATGAATGAGTTTTTCAATATCCATAATTAGTCCTCCTTAAAATATTCTGTGATTTTTTCCTTTGCTTCTCTGTACAACACCTCTTTGGTCAACTTTGGCGCCGTCCTGGCGGTGCAGAAAAGAACGACGCAGTTATACCTCGCCATCCAAGCCGTCAAGCTGGCCACCAGGCACTGCGGCAGAACCTTAGACCGGTATCGACCAGCGTATGCCGCCTCCCAGCTTTCGCCCTCGATCAGCAAGTAAACCTTGAACCCTGCCGCCATTGCTCGCTCAAACTCACGAACAAACCGGTCGCGGTGTTGAAAGAAATTACCGCAGATTTCCGTCAACGACATTTTTCGCTCCACCACTGCGGGGCAAATCCACTTGCCAAATCCGGGTATGTCGAATTCCGCGCCGTAGTCGCCAAAGTCCAACTTATCTTGGCGGTATGGAACACCGAACGCTTCCCATCTCTTGACGGCTTCTACTGTTCGGTGCTCTCGTGTGTCAACAACGATTTGCATTGTGTCCAGCACCGCCTCGATTTCAGCCCGCCGCATTAGAACGGCAGGTCGTCATCGTCGCCGTCGTCGATGACCTCGAAATCGGCGTTGCTTTCAACAGCAGCGGGCTTTTGACTTGCAGGCAGCGGCTTTGCCTTTGGCGTCTTGAACTTGCCGTTTTGGATGTCCTGCACCGACAGAATAGAGCAAGCCTCGGTCGTCCAGCCGGTGTTGCCATTGTACGCCCATTCTCTCTCACGGAACAGAACGCCAATACGCTTGCCTTTGAGTGCCGTTTCGTCCCAGTCCCAGTGATAGCCGTCGTTGCTTTCCTCCAAACAAGCAATCAAGTTGCCAAACCGCTTCAGCTGGCTTTCGTACCACTGATTGGACTTGTCCGGAACAGTCACGCGGATGTTGCCTTTCCATTTCTTGTCTTCAAAAGGTGAATTTTTGAACTGCTGACGGAAGAAGTCTTTATACTCGCCATCGTCGATATCGAAAGAGACGACCAGTACCTCTCCCCAATCGTATGTCTTGATGAGTGCGTTTACAATCTTCGCCACATATCCGCCAGCGGGCAGCGGGTCTGATGACATCCCTGTTTTCTTTGCTTCAAAATCAAACTTTTTCATTTTTTTTGCTCCTTTTCGTTTTTGAAATTCAGCGGGCAATCATACCCGATATAGCGTTCCGGAAACTGCACCGGACGCTGATTAAGTTGGCAGTATCTCTTGCTGCTTGACAGGTACGGACACTGTACACAGCAAACAAAGCTGCGTCCTTGCCAGTCCACTGGAAGTGTACCACGACGGTTGCGGTTCCGTCAATGAAAGATTTAACGCCGTTCAGCGTTTCACTGCTCATCGACTGCACCGCCAATGTCGTAATATTCACGGATAACGCTGTCAACCGCCTTGAGATCGTTGTCGATCAAGTCTTGATCAAACATACCCAGCGGGCTCTTGACGGTGTCTTGGCCGTTGTTGTGCGTTTGGAAGCAGTACCGGCCATCTTGCACAACAGTTTTCAAGACGATTGTAAAACGCCCCTCCAGCGTTACATAATTGTCAAGCATTTTACCGATCGTCTTAAAGTGCTCCCGGCCATCGTCCATTTGGTCGCTGTGACCCAAGAAGTAGACTATTTTGTCGTCCGGCAGTTTGGCGGCAAATTCCACCAAGTGATTGAATGAAAGCGCCATATCGGTGAACTTTTGGTACCCTGTCACCTTGGCGTTGCGCATAAACTCGTTGACCATCAAGTAGGTTGCGTCGTCGATCACAACAGACCGCTGCGGTGCTGCTGCAATTGCTTTCTCAATCTTGGCGTAGTTGTCGCTGTTGTATGTTTTCAATTTGTTTTTGAACGGCAGCGGCTTACCGCTCACATTCACGATTGCCACATCATCCGTGGCAAAATTCCGCAAGCTGGTTGACTTGCCTGTGCCGCTCTGTCCGTAAATCATTACAATGATTGCCATGTTTTTCTTATTCTCCTTTCTCCTTGCCCGCTGCCGCGAGCAGAACCATGCGAACATAAGCTGACATCGTCAGCCCCAGCAGCTTAGCCGCCTGCCGGATTTGCTCTTTCTCGTCGTCGGTCATTTTGACCAGCAGCAAGTTGTCCCTGGTTGTCGTGTTGTTCATCTCTCACCCTCCTTTCTGTCGTGTTCAATGAAGCGTTCGCAGAACCAGTCCTCGTCCGCTTCTATCACCGGCGAAAGATCAATCTCTCCGGCTTCAACAGCCTTTCGGATTTCTCTCTCGCAGATTTCCTCGATTTCGTTCGGATCCAGCATTGAAACAACCAACGCAGACAGCTGAACGCTCTCTTTTTCATTTCCGACGATCTCTTTCACTGTGTCAAACTGCCAAGCTGCCTCGCTCAAGCAGTCGGAGCAAACGCCGTGTGGCATATCCTCCCGGTAGTGTTCTTTGCCGCAAATCGGACAGACCATCTTGTCGTCGTCCATAGCTTCAGCACAACCATCGCAAACGCCGCCGCTGATCTCCCAGCCGTCGAAAGTCCGACCGCAAATTGTACACCTGTTCATTTTTTTGTTCTCCTTTCCTGCCGGGCTTTATTCACGCCCGGCGTTGGCTCATCTTCCGTCCCAGCGTCCGCTGTCGTCTCCGTCGTTCAGCAACAATGTCTCGCAGCATTTGTTTACAATAACTTCTGCAATTGAAACGCGATTCTCACTTGTGCCTCCAAGTTCCTCGACCGCCTTGGCGACTTGTACGACTGCATTGCTGTCAAATCCGTTTTCTTTCTTATTCAAGTCACAAATCAACGCAAGAAGATCTTCAATGTGGAATTTGCTTATAAACATCAACCAGCCTCGTCCATTCGCTTCTTTCATAAATTTGTCCCACATTAAGAAACGGCGTTCTCTCATGTTTTTTCTCCTTTCTTATTATGCAATGTACTGCAAACCAGCAGCCTCGACCTTGGCAAGGATCGTTGCCTTGCGCATACCCTTGCGAACGCCTTTGACGCCGTTGTCCTTAGCGAACGTCAGCAATTTTTCATAAGCTTCGCAGCCAGCCTGGAAGCGGTCAGCCTGTGCCTGCTCATCTGCCTTGTACTCTTCTTCTGTCATCGTGCAAGACTTCGGACACCACATAGCCTTGGTGGTCTCAAATTCGCCATCATAAGTTGTGGCAATCATTTCCAGCTTGTAAGCCTTGGCTGTTTCGTCGATCACCTGCACAGCGGTGTGGATCAAGTGTACGCCGCAAGCCTCTTCCTGCATTTTATTGAAAAACCAATCTTTAACAACGACCTTCATTTTATTTTCTCCTTTCGTCGGGGGTCTTTATCTCTCCCCCTTACATTTACTATTCTACACCATCACAGCCAAAAAGTCAATACCTTTTTTATATTTTTTTTATATTTCTTTTATACAATCGGTATAAAACTTGCGTGATATGCTCGTGGCAATACAAACTGTAAAATTCTAAAATAGAGATAGAAACGGAGGGAGCAATCAATGTATAACACATTCAATGGCTATATGCAGGGCGTGCAGCCATACGGAAATCCATACGCTGACAGGTTGGCAGCAATGCAGCAAAATCAAGCAATGCAACAGCGTTGTGATGTAGTCACTGTCAACGGCGAGAACGGAGCACAGGCCTACCCGCTGGCGCCTAACAGCAGCGCCTTGTTGCTTGACGAAAGCCAGCCGCTTGTATGGCTTGTGAAGACCGACGGCGCAGGATATAAGACGGTGTCGGCATTCAACATTACTCCACACGAACAGGCACAACAGCCTACCAACGCAGACCTTGAACAGCGCATAGCGAGATTGGAGGAGATCATCAATGCGCAATCCGATACTGGACGCAATGCGAAAGCCAAACAGCGGGCAACAGCCGCAGAACCTGCCACCAAATAACGGCGGTAATTTCTTGCAGCAGCTGTCGGAATTTCGCAAAGCCCTTGGCGGGAAAGACCCGCAGGCTATCGTGCAAAACTTGCTTAACTCCGGGCAGATGAGTCAACAGCAATTTCAGCAGCTGAAAGCCCAAGCGGAGCAAATCCAATCAATGCTTAAATAAGGCGGCGCGCAGCCTTGTTTATAAAAAATCTAACGAAAGGACAAAAAAACGAAATGGACAACTATTCACTTTCCGACCTGCGGGCAGCCGTAGGTGACGACAATGGCGCATTCGGCGGCAACGGCGCTTGGTGGGTAATCCTGCTTTTCCTGTTCTGGGGCTTCAACGGCAACGGCTGGAATAGACAGGGCGAATTTGGCCAGTACGCAACCGCTGCAAGCCAGCAGGAGATCCTGTTCGGCCAGCAGTTCGGCCAGATCAACGACCGTCTGACCAACATCGGCAATGGCCTTTGCGACAGCACCTTTGCTTTGAACAACAGCATTTTGACCGAGGGTCGAGCAATTCAAAACCAGCTGGCAGACTGCTGCTGCAAGAACCAGCTTGCGACGGCCAATCTGTCTGCGCAGATGAACCAAAACGCTTGCGACATCACCACGGCCATTCACGCAGAGGGCGAAGCCACCCGGCAGCTGATCCAGACGAACGAGATTCAGACGCTGCGGGACAAGGTGACAAGCCTTGAAATGGACAGCCGTTTCTGCGGCGTTGTTCGCTACCCGACTAGTTACGCATACAATGCGGGCCCGTCTCCGTTCTGCGGCTGCAACAGCTGCTGCAACATCTAAACACACGCCACCACGGCGAGGATTTCAACCGGCGGGGGCGGCAGAAGCTGCTCCCGCTAATCTTTTACGAAAGGAAAAACAAAAATGTCAAAATCTGCAATTTACACAACCAACACAACCGAACCCACCATCACCGCCGGCAGCGTTATTCCTGTTGGTGTGACCTCTCGCCGCTTTGGCTGCAACATCCGGCAGGATGGCAACACAATCACGCTTTGTGGCAGCGGCTATTATAAAGTGACCGCCGTGGCCACCGTTACGCCTCCTGCCGCCGGCACTGTTTCTTTGACCGCCCAAAAGGACGGTGTGGCCGTGATTGGCGCAACTGCAAGCGCAACCACAGCGGCAGTAAATGAAACCGTTACACTGACAGTGAGCGCCATTATCCGCAATGCCTGCGGCTGTGACAGTTCAATCCTGTCCTTTGTGCTTGGCGACTCTGCGGCAGTTGTCAACAATCTGTCTGTGACAGTCGAAAAACTGTAAAGGCGGCCGCCTATGAATGCAAGTGAAATTTTCGGGCGTATCAACGCCCATCAAATCGAGGGAATAATGCTGCACAGCCAGCTGGCTGAATATTTCGGCTTTTTGAACCTTTGCGGCTATCAGCGCCAGCAAGAATGCCAGGCGATGTCCGAATTTTTTGAACATCAAAAAGCTGTCTTGTATTTCGTTTCGCGCTTCAACCAGCTGCTGCCGAGAGCAGAAGCCAAAGACCCGGAGATCATCCCGGAAGCGTGGCGGAAGTACACCCGCCAGCAGGTGGACGCTGGAACCAAACGCAAAGCCGTCCGTGACGCATTTCTGCTGTGGCACTCTTGGGAAACAGAAACCAAGAAACTGTATGAACAGGCATACGCCGACTTGCACGAAATCGGTGAGGTTGCTGCGGCTTGTGAAGTCAAAAAACTTGTTCAGTCGGTAGACTGTGAGTTGGAGCGCGTCGAAAGACAGCGCATAACCTTGGAGTGCTTGGACTACGACCTTGCTGCAATCTGCGCAGAACAAGACAGATTGCTTGAAAGATATTCTCCGCATTATGGCATTGTGACGGACTAAAAGAAAAGGGCGGAGCCTTCGCTCTGCCCTGTTTCTTAATATTCACGCTGCACATTGACCAGCTTGCCGTGCTTTGCTTCTGCGTGTTGCAATTCGACTTTATCGAACCCAGTGCACCAGCAGCGATAGCCGTCTGCGAAAGTGTACACGAAAACCACCTCTTTGTTCATTTTCTTACCCCCCCTATACGAAAGGAAAAAGCTATGATTTCTTTGGATATACTCAATCAAGATATACTCGACTTGGAGCGCAACCACGACACGACATGGGCGACGGTTGAACGCCTTGCCTGGCTCTATATCGTCCGTGACCACCTTACTGGCAGTACCAGCAAGTCCGCCAAGCCAGTGAGCACTGACTGCTCCAGCGACTTCTTGGATGCTGCTGACGGCTTGGACACCTGCCAAGTGCTCAGCCTTATGGACGAATTAATGGACACGCTCCAGGTGATCTCTCCAGCACTCTATCACTCCGCAATGCTCCGGCTTGACGCATTGGAGCCGTCCTCGTCCTTGCCAAGCGAGCAAGCAAGCAAATAGGTCTGCTGAAAGTCTGTAATCCGGGCGACTGGCTGCTGCTGGTCGTCTTTTTTTCGTCCATCGTCCTTCTTCTCATCCACAGCCAGCATAACGCCCGCTAAGACGGTTAAGCCGCCAAGGCATATAACTGGTATGGGCAACCACCAAAAACGCTCTGAAACCAAGCAGAAACCCACACAGGCCACCACACAGCCAAGCCACCGCAGCACGGCGGATATTGTATTTCTCATCGCTCTTTTGCCTCCCTTTCCAAGTGTTCCGCAAGTTCAATCAGCCGCTTGACTTCTTTCCGCCTGCCATCCAGCTTTAACCAAATTCTGTCCGGCGTGAAATCAGACGCGCCCTTAATATGTAACGCATTCAAAAATGCCAACTCTGTTCGGCTCTCTCCGTGTCGGCGGCAAATGTAGAAATGCCGCTCTCCGTCTAACAAGTGTTGCAACAGCACCGCCATATAACGGCTGTACTCCGGCAGCACACGCTTGTTTTTGCCGAACAGCTTTGTCGAATAGCCGCCAAGGTGCCAGTAGATTGTCTGGTGAATGTCCATCGCATTAGCCCTCCATCTTCTTCAAGTCGTCGTAGCCCTCAATGCAGCGTTCCGGGTCTCTCGGGTCGTAATCCATCTTGCGAAGTTCAATGCGGCGGTTCTTCATATTGTGACGGTTCTCCCAGCACAGCCGCTCAAATGCCTCCAGCGCCTCCTGTTCGTTGTCTCCAATCCAAAGCAGCTCCTCGTCGCCGGTCTCGCCGTTCTTTCGAATGTCGATGTCAGCCACACTATACCAGGTGCCCTCATAGGCGACTTCATAAGCCCACTTGGTGAATGTTCCAGCCTTTTCGTCCCGCTCCTCGTAGCGCTCGATAGCTTCAAAAGCGTCCTTCAATGTGTCGAAGCGTTTGATCTCTTTCTTGTCTTTTGCGGTTCTCACGATGTATGCGTTCATAACTTTCTCCTTCCGCGTTTCAGCTCGCCAGCTTATTATGTGGACTGGGGCTGATGTGCTCAACCCCAGCAGAAGCATTTAAGCCGTTAAGCCGTAAGCGTAATTAACAAACACAAAAGTGTTTCCGCCGCTTAAGATCTCGCCGGTGAACTCGTCTCGCTCGTAGCTTTCATAGCCTTTTGTGAGTTGCTCAATTTCTTTGATGTCAATGGCCAAATCTTTGATTGTCAGCCAAATGGCATATCCGTCATACCGAACGCCAACCTTGCGGTTGCTGTATCCGTGTTCTTTCAATGCTTGTCTAATTGCTGCAAGTCTTTCACTATCTGTCATTTTTTGTTCTCCTTTCAATAAAGCACTTTTTTTATTTATGCCTTTTTTAATCTTCTGGCCGCTTCATATTCAGTTAAATATGCTCGATCAAGAACATTGCTTCTTTTAACCGTTACCCTTCTACCAGTATAAATGTCACGACCTTTGACCTTTCCTGTTGCAATGTCAATATCGATCAATTCTAAAATGCTGGATGTTGTTTTTGTGTCGTTGTAAAATCTGTAAATCTTTTCCATTGTGTTGTTCTCCTTTCAGCTTCGGTCGGGGTTCCTTTCCCCCTCCCTGTGATTATATAATACCACATTCGGCGGCAAAAGTCAATACTTTTTTTATACTTTTTCAATACTTTTTCTATATTTTTTTGACTTTTTCAAAATCCCGATGTAAAATAAAAGCGATTAGGCCACCCGCACCTCTGCCAGTGATACACGGCAAGTGTCCCAGCGGTGGCTTTTTTTGGCATAAAGAAAACACCCAGCCAGTTGACCGGGTGTTTCCTTCTGCTCGTCACATTCTTGAAAGGAGAAAAGAATATGCTCGTCGGGTTGCCGTCCGACTTGTTGATAGTTACCGCTCCTGGTGGGCGTGGAGTGAATACCCAGCCATGAAGAAATACGGCGCTTCGGGTGGCCGCCCTACCAACGACATCATTATAGCCGATTGCAGCGTTCTTGTCAACGGCAGGTTGTCAAATGTGACGCAAAATTTTTCTTTCGCACTTGTAGACGATGTTTTGCGCGTGCCGAACAGAAATGTCAAACTCCTCCGCCAGCGGTTCAAAACAAACACCATCAAGCCACCTACGCTTGAATATCCGGCGGTGTTGCTCATTAAAAATGTACTGCTCGATTAGGTGCTCCCACTGTTCTCTTGACAGGTCTGCCACATCGTCCGCCCTCATCTGCTCCACCTCATCTTGACTTCACCCGCCCGCTGCCTTTGCAGGTCGGGCATTTTTTGTAGCCGGAATTTCCGCCTGTCTTTCGCACTCTTCTGCGCGTGACAGTTCTTGTTTTAATCGTTTGTCGTGCCAACCCATATCACCGCCTACGAAATTGTTATCGCCACCGCCTGCCGTGTCTTGCGTTACCGTTTGCTCTGTTTGACTTGTAACGTCCTCAAACTGGCTCTCGTAACACAACCACGCAATGTTTGAACCGATTAGCGCCAAGATCAAAAAAACGATAATTAAAGCGAGCCTCCGAATGTTCCGCTCAGCCCTGGCAGACACTGCCTCAAATGCTGCGTAAGGCACATTGGCTGACACTTGGCAGCCGTCACACTGTTTGTTGTTGTCCATCGCAATTCCTTTCTTATCCGTGTATAATAATCGATACGACCGATGTCACCAGCGTACCGACGACGCTTGTGGTAATTATCCAAAGCAGCTTGTCATAAGATGCAAGCCGTTGCAGAAGCAACTCAATGCGCTTATCGTCATTCGCAAACTTGTTGCTGACGGCTCTGTGCCTTTCGTCGCAGGTCGCCTGCCGCACATATCTGTCGTCGAATTCTGACCGTATTGTTTCAAGGTCGTCCTTATTCATTCACACAACCTGCCCCCCTTTGCTTACTTAACGAACAGGGTATTGTCGGACTTCTCCCAAATGCAAATCCAACCGCTTGGAATTTTAGCCCACAAATTGCCCGATTTTGCTTTTTTGACTTCAAGCAAGGAAACTATCGTCCCTTTTCTCAAAAACGCAAATGCTGACTTCTTGGCGGTCGTGGCGTGCTTCTGTCCGTCCTCTGACAAGTCGCTGACCTTTTTACGCCCAGTATCTGCGCCGCAGCCTTTGTAAACGCCACGCACGGCGGTCAAAATATGCTTGCCAAGGCTTACCACTGGAGCCACCGGTTTCGGCTTCTTGTGGTTTACATCGTTTACGCTGCACAGCGGTTTAACACCTTTCGGGGCGGTGAACAACCAAATACTGCCAATGTCTGCCGCAAGCGCTGACGGCTGCACATATACTTCTCGGTCATTCTTGACCTTTGTGTACTTCCGGCGGTTGGCCGTCAAGGTAAACTTACCGTCGTACCAGTACGGGTCGAGAATGATTAGATTGCCAGATTTGTCAATGCCGCCAACATAGATATAATGCCCGCTGTTGCTAAACAGTCGTTTGCCTCTGCCGGTGACGCAGATAATGGCACGCCCGCCGTTTCTCAGGTGCTTTTTCAGCGTTTCGGTGCTCTTTGTCTGCTTGGTGGTAATGCCGTAGAATTTCTTGAAGTACTCGGCAATTTTGGCCATATTCGTGCCCTCTGCCGCTCTTGCGCCCATCTTGACACACTCAGCCGCCCATTTCTTTGTGTTCATCGTAGCCGGTACTACACCGAAATTGCGTAAAACCATAAGACTGGCGCACACCCCGCAGCCGCTGGTGTAAATACAGCCGGAGGTACCGTACTTATACGGATGGCTCTTGCTGGCGTACCGAATGCCCTTGCAGGCCTCGGTGGTCTGCCGGCAATAATAAAGAAGTGTGCCCATCACTGTTCCCCCTCGTCTTCGGTGCCGCCCTCGGCCTTTTCAATCTTTAAGACCTCGTCTGCTTTGACAGCAGCAGCCGTAAAACTGTTGTTCTTCCACCAGGCAGCCAGGGAAGCTACTACTGCCACCACCGTTGACACGGCAGTGTACACCTCATCGTCCGAAAAGGGCAAAGGGTTCTTGCCAAAGGCGTTCAAGAGTACATTCAGCAGAGATACCGCCAACACGACGGTTCTTGCAATGGTTCCCGCAGTTACTTTCATTTTTTAGTCCTCCTTTTGTTGCGGCTCCTCCGGGAGCGCGATAATCTCATTATAAAATTTGGTCATCATACCATTTCCGCCCAGCGCATGGTAGGTGTCATAGACCTTGACCATAGCTTCTTTTGCATAGAGGGGGCAGTAGTGCCGCTCGGTATGCTTTTCGTGCTGCCGTATGATCTCGGCACGCAATATGGACTGCAAGCCGTTTTCAATGGCTATGTACCGGGCTGTGGTGACTTCGTCCATTGCTTTCTTGCTCTTTTTCTTTGCAATCAATGAAGCAATCACAGCGGACACGGCACTGCCGACAACCGTTGACACGGCAGCAGTCAGGGCGGCCGTGACGAATTCGCTATACATCGATCTCACCCCCTTGCAGGGCGTTGATCTCTGCCCGGTACGCCGCCCGCTGCCTGCGGATTGGCGCGTACTCCTCCTCGGATAGCGCGCCGTCCGTGTACTTCAAACATAGGTAGTCTGTTTCCGCCAGCTCGGACTTCAAAAATGCAATTCGGCTCTCAGTTTCTACATTCATTTTGCCACCCCCAAAATCTCGATTTGCGTTCCGGCGCCAATGGTCTTTCCGTTGGTCGGGAACGACAACGCCTTGATTGCACCGTGATTTTCTACATCCATCATAATGTTGAAGGTGATCCCGCTTGCATTCCATATTGCGTTTCCTGCCAGGACATTGGCCGCGTTGAAGCTGCTGGATATGTTCGTCTTATTCGTTTGCACGCGCACCATGTTGCCGGTGATATCAACTTCCGCCACCGCAAGAGAGCCTTTCGCCGCGTCCGTCTCATACCGGAACACATTCGGCAGGAAGCACTTTGAGGTGTAGGAATTCAGATACACAGTGGTATCACCGGCCGCTGAATTAGAAGCACTGCCCGCCACAGCCATGCGCAGTCTGATCTTGCGACAGTGCTTGGCAAGGTTCCACTGCTGGTTGACCGTGGTGTCCTCGTCAAAGGTCTTGGAAAACACAGGCTCCCACACCTCTGCGACAGGGGCAGACCCGACACTGCCAAACCACGGCAGATCATTCCACGTCGTAACGCCATCTCCGACCTTTTCCTTCCCTTCGGTGCTGTCAATGCCTCGTTCGCCTTTGTAAAGCACCGGGTTGGCAGCTGCCCAGTTCTCGCTTGTGTCAATCCTGGTGGTGAATACGCTGTCTTTTAGATATACGTTCATTTTGCGTCCTCCCATTCTACGACTTCAACGATCAAGAGAGTGCTGTCTTTATATGAGACGATTGTCGTGTCCGGCTTTCCGACATAAGCAGCTTGCACCGTCTGCCCTTCGGTAACCGGTAAAATAATTTGCGAAGTCGAAATCGTTTCATAATTATCGACACGCTTTGTAATTGATCGGAGATGACGCGACCGAGTGCCGTCGGCATTGCTGATGTAAACATTGATTTCACATCGAGTCAGAGCCGTCGAATTCCACATGTACATTTGCGCCGACACCCGAACCTTTTTAACGCCTGCGCCGATAACAACGCCATTGTTGCCGAGGCTAAGACCCGATCCGTCACTGCGTGTAGTCCCAGTGAACGGCAGAATAACCGGATTTTCGTATGTGCCTTCTTTCGTGATCTTCGTGTCACTTGACAAACACGCTTGCAAGTAAGACACACCTTTGTGCGCTTCCAGCTTAGCGACCCTTGCCGATTGGTCGTTTATCGCCTCAGTGATCGCAGCGTTTGCGACAGGGTTTTGGCTGCCCTCAGACAAAGCGCTGTCAAGAGTAAAAGCAACGCTGTCCTTGATCGCTCCACCAGCGTCAAACACGAACACGATGTCCTCTCCGGTCAGCATATTTGCCAGTGCTTCCAGCTGCTGGGCTTTCACATTCAACTTGATTGGTGATAATGCCATTTCGGAATTCCTCCTTTATATTTTTATTCTACAATATTACGCTCGCAAAGTCAACCGCAACAGAAGTTCCACGAGCCGCCAATGTTCTGCCGTCAACGGTTGGTGTGCCGTCTGCGCATTGTAAGTAACCCCAGTAGCCGACATCCGTGGTCAGCATTTGGAATAGATCATCTAAGACTTGCAGCCAACGCCAAACTCCGGCCTTGTCAATCCCCCAAGGGTCAATGCGATAACTGCTCGTGATGTAATATACGCTTTCAATCTTGGAAGAGTTAAGCACCTGCATATCCGTTTCAACTCCGTCAAGGACAGCCTTTACATCCGCCAGTTGCGTCCCGCCGTATGGCTGCACAACTCCGTCAACCGTGCTTTGTGGCGGCTTCGTGATTGTTCCAACTTTGTATTTGTCTTTCGTTTGCAGATCAAATAACGCTTTGATGATCTGCGCGTTTCGCCAAATGTCGTTGAGCACATTTTCAGTTAAGAAGTCTACCGGCTCATAATAGTTTTGGTAGCCCTCGAGCGACACAGCTGCGACAACGGTCACCTCGCAAACATCCGTGTACTCCTTTTCGTCGGCGGTCACTGTAACACCGATCTGAGCAACACCAGCAGCAACAGCTGTCACCACAGAGCCGTCAACAGTTGCAACGCTTGGCGCAAACGACCGCAACTCTACATCGTAGCCGTCACAGCCAATCGGCAGCACGGTGTAATCTGCTTGCCAAGTGTCCCCAACACGCAGCGTCGTTTGCTTTATATTGAAGCGAACGCCCTCTACTGGAACCTTGACATTGACACGCACCCGGAATTCCGGCACTCCATAAATAGGCAGCGTGCTATTTACAGACAACCGCAGGTCTGCCGTGCCTTTTGCCTTACCGCGCACCAACACGGATCCGTCTATATATTCAGCGCTGCAAACGCTGCTGTTCGTGTTTTTGACTGTCAGCGACTTGTCGGTTGCGTTTTCCGGGTACAAGAAATAGTCAACGCCCTCGACCAACTTTGCGGTTTCACCAAGATTTACAGATATATAGTCTTTTGTAAGTACAAAATCATTCACATAGACTTTCAAGGTTTTGAATGTAACATTCGATGACAGCGCCTGCATTCCGTTTTCCGCCTTGGTGATCCGAACCACCAGCGAATAAACTGTATCGATTTGCAAACCGCGAATATAGAAAAAAATGTTTGCCGATCCGGAATAATTTGTGGAAACGAAATCGCCGCCATTCAGTGAATATTCAACCAGCGATATGTTCGTTCCCGTTTGAAACGAAACCCTGGCATAATCAAATCCGGCCAAAATTTGCACATTTCCGAGAAAAACTGGCTTTGCGACATCCGCTTTGTCCATCGCAGCAATTCCGTTGATCCTGCCGCCACCAATGAGCGTCGTGCCGGTCACCCCGCCAACTTCTCCCTTGATCTCTGCCGCTTTGTAGCCATCCGGGTCGTGCTCCACCAGCTGATTGTACACTCCAAACAGCAGAACCGGCTGCCCACTGCTCGTATCAATCGCCGTGTCGGTCGCTTCGTGCTTCTTGCCGTCAATGGTCAAAATCGGCGCTACGTTCCATTGCCCAGCCGCACCGGTTCCACTGCCTGTGTACTGAATGTACATTTCTGCCGTAACCAGCGAGCTATTTCTCATATTGTCAACGACCGACCGCCAATCAACCCATAGCTTATAATCCGGCGTGTCAAACATTTCGCCAAGAATTCTGCCCGATGCCATTATATCGCCTCCACTTCATATACGCCCGTCAGCGTGTCCGTGACTTTTGTAATCACCATCACCTTGCCCAAAATGTTGTACGCTTTTCCGATCTTAGGCCGGTCAAGGGTGCTGAATGTTATTTTCGTGCGCCGGTTGTTCTGCTCCAGCAATTCGTCGCAGATTGCCTGCGGGTCATCCGTGCAAATGTAAGTTTCATAGCTGACCTCGCTTGCCTCGTCGTTGTCCGCCAACTCCGCGCTTTTTGAAACATACTCAACCGTTGTATCTTCGTATTTGTTTCCGATAATAACAATCTTGTTGCTCGACTTATTAACCACGACGCAATAATTTGCTTCTTTTTTTTCAAAAGTTACATTTTTGCTCGGAGTTTCTGCGACCAGGTCGTCGCCGTCCGCATTGTGTCCAGTCACCTCATACGCCTTTAAGTTTGCGTGCGGGCTGCTAAATGTGATTTTTACCTTTTTATTCTTGGCGATGTACCAGTGGTACAACTCCTCGGTATCTTTGACTTGCGACAGCTTGTGCAGCTTCAGCGTGACGGATTTGACCAAGTCTGTCTTGTCGTATTTTGGCGTTCCTACAATGTTTGCCTCCGTGTACTCTACTGCCGTCTCCTCCGGCACTGTCGGAACAGGCTCAACTCGCAGCGTGTCCAAGCCGTCTTGATTGCTGAACCGCAGCCCGGAGCCTATCGCAATGTATTGTAGTGCTTCTCTTACAGAGCAAATAGGAATATAGCCGTCAATGTCCGGTTCTTTCCACTCGTCTATGCTTATGTCGTAGCCAAGCGGCTTGACAAACGCTCTAATGACCTGGTTTGCACCGGCTCCAAAAAATCCGCCGAGGGTTTGTGCTTCAAAAATCGACACGACATTATATGCCTGTATCGTCGTCGTGTTGTCTCCGTTTTCCGCTCCCTGGTTGGCGAAAAAGCGCTCGATATTTTTGTAACCGACGCAGAAGTCAATCGTCTGCTTGTTCTGCACGAGATAATCGCCACGCTGCGGGTCAAGCACTGTCAAGTCCAGCGTATCGTATTCCAACGACTTTGCCGTCAGCGAATACAGCTTCGACAACGACGCGGATATAATGCTTTCTTCGCCAAACTTTCGAGCCGTCCCAAACTGAATGCCCCAAATGCCGATAAACGACAGCGGCTCCACCTGCTCAACAGTCAATGTAATGCTGTTCGCATTATCTATCACGAGTGGGAAAAACTCCTCTTTTTCGCTGCCAGCAAACTGCCCCGAAGCCACCGGCGCGTTGTCCCGAAACGCCTCTATCTTCAGCGACTTAATCACATTCCGTGATTTTATAGTAAGTCCTGACATCGAGTAATAGCCTTTGAGCGATATTTCAAGCTTAAATGGAAAGTTTGACTCGCCATCAACGAAAAGCCCATTACTGTCGCTTCTGTAAGCCGTTATGACGCCTTGCGCAATTCCGGATTGACCAAACAGCGCTACTTTTTCATTCAAATTGAACCCCTGCGGCTCAAACGACCTAAAATCTTGATCGCCTGTTCCGCTGAACACCTTTGAAACGCTACCGCTGGAAGTGTCAAACCCTTTTTGCAGAGCAATTCGGACAATATCGAATGTTGCCCCATTGGCGGCGCTTGCGGAGAAGTCTAAATACTTGAAAAAACCATATTTGTTCTTACTCATCGCAAGTCACCCTCTCGAATGTAACAGACAATGCCGTGCTGTAATAGCTGCCGTCATACAAGACTCCCTTAATGTCGTCGCCGGTCACAGTGACGGAATACTCCCCTGTGTTTGTCCCGATGTTGCTGTCCGGCACTTCAAGCAAGACGCTGTCGGCGGTCATTAGCAGCGTTTTGAGTGCGTCATACGCCGCAAAGTCGTTGTTGAAAAAGGTCACTTCGTAGTTGGTACGCTTTCCCTTAATGTCCCGGTGCCGGCGGCCGTCCATCGTGACGACATCGTAATAGTATTTATACGATACAGACGGCTTGATCGTCCCCACATTTTCATAAACAACGCCGTTGATTTTTATTGCGATCATATCAGCCGACCTCCTTTGCTACGATTTTAAGAACAGGCAGCAGAGCACGAGCAAGTGCGTTCAAGCTGGCGTTCGGGTCGATTCCGAGTGTAACATTGACATTGCCAACACCGCCAACGCCACCAGCGCTGGAGCCTTTGATATTGTAGCCAGCGCTTATTGTTTGCTCACCAAAATCAAACGATTTCTGTATCTGCGAAAGCACAAGCCACTCGTTCTCTTTAATGCCTTTTGCAAACAGCTTCATCATATCCGGAGCGTATGTGTGGAAGTTCGACAGCGGGCCTTTTTTCGGCTCGGAGAAGCCCAAAATATCCCGGACTTTCTGCGCCGTGTTGCTTACTGTGCTTACAAGATTGCCCCACATTTCTTGAATGCCTGACACAAAATTGTCAATCATATCGCGACCCCAATCGCGGGCACCATCAACTGCTGCGCTAAATCCGTGGCCGACCTCGCTTATAATGTCCTTGCCTATACGGAACAGAGAAGATATTGATCCAGCGACACCTCTTACGACCGACATTATAATTTGCGGTGCCGCCTTTACAATCTTCGGAAGTGCTGCGACCAATCCTTGAGCAACGCTGACGATAATCGTTATGCCCATTTGCAAGATCTTGGGCAACCTTGCATTCAGCGCAGTGATTAAGTTTCCAATGATGACCGGAGCCTGCTGCAAAAGAACCGGAAGCGCATTTATCAATCCGGTTGCCAGTGCTGTGATCAGCGTAACGGCAGCGTTCAGCAAATTGTTCAACGTTTCGGGGTCTGTCAGCGTTGTTACAATCTGCAAAACGACATTAACGATCGTCGGCACGAGTTCCGGCAGCGCTTGGGCAATTCCGAGTGCCAACTGCGTGATGATGTTTAGCCCCATTTGTAGAATGGTCGGCAGCATTTCGATAAGTCCGGTTGCGAGAGTTGTAACAACACTGACCACTGCCGGAAGAAGCGCAGGCAAAGATTGATTTATACCGTCAACCAATGACTGAATGATACCGAGAGCGGCTTCACCAAGCGATGGCAACACTGCCGTTATCAGTTCCGGTATTTTTTCGGAAATCACAGGCGCCAGCTTCTCAATCAGCGATCCAACACCTTCAAGTGCTTGCTGCACCCTTGGCAGAATGTTGTTTGCCGCGGTCGCAACGCTGTCAACAAACTCGTTCACAAGCTTTTGGAAATCTTGATTGTCATCCGCCATTCCGGTCAGCAAGTTTTGCCACGCTGCCTTGGCTGAATTCACGGAGCCCTCAATGGTCGTCGCTGCCTCACGCTGCGTCGTGCCTGTGATGTCCATTTCGGTCTGTATAACGTGTATTGCGTCGACGACATCGGCATAGCTTGATAAGTCATATTTTACACCGGATATTTTTTCCGCGTCTTGCAGAAGCCGAGCCATTTCCTCCTTTGTGCCGCCGTATCCCAACTTTAAGTTGTCGAGCATGGTATAGTTCTGCTTTGCAAAACCTTTATAGGCGTTCTCTACATCCACTATGTTCGAGCCCATTTTGTTGGCATTGTCCGACATATCGGTGATTGCCATGTTTGCTTTTTCGGCTGCTTTGTCGGTATCTCCTCCAACGGATTGCAGAAGTGACGCTGAGAAACTCGTCACTGTCTCCATATACTGGTTGGCAGACAGACCGGCGGTCTTGTACGCATTGGCAGCGTACGCCTGCACCTTTTGCGACGACTTCTTAAACAGCGTGTCTACGCCGCCGACTAACTGTTCATAATTCGCATACGCTTCAGTCGACTGTTTCACGAGCGCTCCGGCAGCAGTCGCCGCGGCAGTAACGGCGGCACCCGCAACCTTGGCTGCCTTTCCAAGCCCGCTCTTGATCTTGTCGCCGACAGCGCCGACCTTGTCACTTGCTTGGTCGTCAACTCCGATTTTGACGAATAATTCAAATAAATTCATCAGTCGTTATTCCTTTCTTCGGTCGTGTCTTTCAACTTGCCGAGAATTTGTTGTTTCACCTGCTCGGGTGTGCGTGTCTCCGGCGGCGGCGGGTTGATGATGTCCAAATACGATTTAGTCAAATAAGAACCGCCAGCCGACTTGGCCGTGTTTTCGGTCAAGATTTTTGCGCAATTCGTCAAATAAACACGAAAGGCCAGTTCTTCGGACTGCCGCTCGATAAGTAACGGCAGAGCGAGAACCAGCCCTTGTACTGTCAGTCTTGGAGCGTCAATCAACGCCCTTGTTACGCTTTTTCCGGAGACACGCACGATCTGAAAAAATCGATCAGGTCTTTGTCTTGTGCCATCTCTTTAATGGCGGTCATTGTCTTGATGATTTTCTGCTGCCGCACCTGCTCGAGTGTTAGCCCATTTACAGCTGCGACAATGCCGAACACATCGTCTTTGTGTTTTTTCAATATAAGCGGGATAAGTTCGGCGACTTTCTCACTCGCAATAGCGATCATCTCCGCTTTGGTTCGGTCGCCGTCCGTTCCCTCCAACTGCATACGCAGAGAAGCAAGCAATTCTTTGTCGCTCAAAATATTAAGCGCATAAATGCTGACTTCGCAAAGGACATCCGCTGCCCGCTCTGTTGTTAGTTCGGAAATTTTCATGTTTGTTTACCTCCTAAACAAAAAATCCTTATTTATTGGCCGCAGCGACCTTGCTCTGTGCGGCTTTGCTTGCGCCGGTTGAATAGAACACCATCGGCACGGTCTTTTGATCGGTGATAGACACATGGCCGGTCAACTCCACAGAGATCTGCCCCTTGCCGTTCTTGGTCGTCTGCAATGAAAAGCCGCCAGTGGACAATGCATTCTTAAGCTGAATAGCAACCAAGCCGCCGTCTGCCTTGTCGCCAACCCACCAAAGGTCAGAAAAGTCGGATTGTGCAATGTCTGCCCGGGGTGTGATCTTCGTTGTGTCAACCTTGTCAACATCGGCAGAACCAAGCGCAAGTCGGATTGCTTCCGGGCTTGTGCCCAAGGCGGTGAACGCCATCTTGCACTCCCAGCTGTCCAGGTGCTTCAACTCTTTCATACCGTTCGGGCAGTTGTCCACATCCTCGCCGAAGTCGGAATAAGACGGAACACAGGTAGCGCTAATTCCGCCGGTGGTGGCGCAAATAATATCCTCATCCGCCGGTTCAGTCGTTGTGCCGGGTGTAAACTTCTTCAGCAAAACGCCCGCATCAAGCTGCAGGTCATCAAAAGTGCTTTCGGGAATAACTGCAAATTTACCCATTTCATAAATCCTTTCTTAATTTTTTGTTAGATATTCGGCGGTGACATTGATTATCTTCCGCCGTATTTGGTCGTCGTCCGGGTCTGACATATTTTGCGCAAACGGTGTCCCACGCTTTAGCCATATATAGCCATCAGCAGCGGGAATGACTAATCCGTCAAAGCCCAGCGTCTCACTCATTTTGTCTGCCATCGCATTGCACGGCTTCCAAGTCGTGCCCCTATACCACAACGAAACAGAAATGCTGGTGTCGCCACTTCCATCAGCGTGGAAGCTGTCCGTCACAAGCGCGTAAGTCAAATACGGCAGTGCTGCGCCCTGCGGCACCGTCGTTTCCTCATACGCTGGCAAAAAGCGCTCAAAGAACGCTTGTATTGCTGCCGCTTTGGTCTGCGCCATTTGCTTTGCCCTCCCCTTTGGACTTTACTACAAAACTACAAAAACTACAACAAAACAAGGTTCTGTATTTAATATATTCTCATATATATACCCCTTATTATATTACTCTCTAAAACTTTGTAGTGTTTGTAGTGAGTATATAAAAAGTACCTTGTTTTTGGCTCAACGGCGCCATTTTTGGCATACTACAAACTGCCACTACAACGGCGCCTACAAGTCTACATTCTCGCCCGCTGACGGCTTATTTTAACCGCCAACGCTTGGCGTGAACTCCTCCGCCGTCACTTGGAACACCTGGAAGCTGGCAGATTTCGGCGTCATTTTGTCGTCGCCGTCGGAAGTCACACGGAACACCTTGCCGTCCGACAGCCGCTTGAACACATCGTAATATTCGATCCGCGTTCCGATCGGAACAGTGACGGTATATAGGCTTGTGACGCCTGCCTTTTCCGCCGTTCGTGCTTCCATCGAACTATCGAAAGTGATTGCCGCCTTGAACGGTGCGCCATCCACCCAGCTGGTGGTATATCCACCCTCTCCGTCCGGTTTATCAATTTTTCTAACAAAGACGCATTCGGTCATTGCCTGTGCCAAAAGACTCATTGTAGTTTCCTCCATTCGTTTAGGCGTGCGCGAAAGACAGCAGGCCAGTCAAGCGCAGCACCGTTTGTGTCCGTTTCTCGGCTATATGAGTAGCCGCCAAAACTTTCGCTCACAAACGCGCCGGGCTTGCCCGCCTCACTCTCGCAAAACGCCTTGATTTCCCTTGATAAGTCCACCAGTTTAGGAGGTATCGCCAGTGCCCATATCGCCCCGCCGAAAGCCTCATCGGTCAAATCCGAGTCCGCCTCTGCATACCTATGAACGCCATCGTTAAAGACGCTCCCCACGATGCGGAAGTATTGCCCTTCCTGCAAAAAGTCCAGCGGCGTGATCTTGCCGCCTTCAATTGTAAACTCCCCCTTGTGAATGCCGTTCGGCACTAAGAAGTAGTTGTGCAACTTTGCACAAATCTCTGTCAGCATAGTCACGCCGCCTTCCTTGTCTTAGGTCTTAATTCGGTTTTGTCGCGCTTAGAATGTGCACTTCAAGCCTGCCAGGCGCTTAGCGTCAACAACCTTTGCGCCATATACATGCAGACCCTTAACAGCGTCAGCAAAGCGCTTCTCGGGTCGATAGGCCTCGGTGCTAACAATCTGCTCGGCATAGGTGCACGCACCCTCGTCACCAGCGGTGACTGTAAAGGTCGTGGTGCCGGTTGCAGTTTTGCTAAAACAGTTGTTTGACATATAAATGTCAAAGCCAGCAGCGCGAGCGACAACGCCGTTCTGCAGCACATCCTCTGCCATAGAACCGCCGGTCTTAACGAAGCGGTCGTCCTGCAAGATGAGAGCAATCATCTCGGGAGGCGCCACCAGCCAACGGCCTACGGTCGGCACATTTGCCTTGTCAAGCAGCATCTTCATTTTGACGACATTCTCGTACACGTTTGCAGCGGTCAGCGCCACAGCGTCGGTAGCGACAAGGTTGCCATTGCCGGCGGTGATGGAATCGGCCAACTGTTTAGCCAGGTAAGCGTCAGCAGCGTCGTTCAATCCGTAAGCTGCACGCTGCATTGCCTTATCCATCACATCACCGGCAGCCTGGGCGGCGTCCACATCGTCGACCTGGAAGTTGAAGTATTTGGCCTGGTCGATTGTTAGCGTTTGCTCGGTGGTGGCCAGTGCTTCCGGACCAGTGGTGAAGTCTGTGTTCTTGGTGTAGTTGCCGATGGTCACAGCGCCGATAGTGTTGATTTTAACGGTATCGCCCTGCTGCTTGATGTCGCCTTCGTAGTCACGATTGACCACGTTAGCGAACACGTGCGCCTTGTCAAGCGCGTTCAGCAGACGTGCGTCCCAAATTTGCGGGATAAAAGAAGAAATAGCCATCTTTTTTGCTCCTTTTTAAGTTTAGTTTGTCGATTTCAACGACTGTTTGATATTCTCCCAGTTGGCATTGATCTCGGCAGCGGACATTTTCTTCATATCATCGGCGGAAAAAACGGTCTTGTTCTGCGTATTCCCGGGCGGCGTTGAAGTGTTCGCGCCTCTCTGCCCCTCGGACACGATAAAGTCAGCCCATTCGGTCTTAACGGCCTCTGTCAGCTTGTCAGCGCCCTTGATTTCGCCTTTTGCGTCGAGTTCGACACTGTCAATGTCCGACACCTTCAAAACGCTGTCAATTCGTTTTTCGGAAACCCCTGCGGCCTGTAACATTTTACGGTAAGCCGTCGCCTTTGCCGTGTGTGCTTCCTTAACGCTTGCGGCCTGTTTGAATTCGTCGAACTCCTGCTTAAGATCGTCGTATTGCTTTTTGTAGCCATCATTGTCCCCGGCTGCGTCAAGCTGTTTTTTCGTATCGTCCAATTCCTTTTGGACACCTGCCAACTCCTGCGCCTTGCCTTTCAAAGCGTCCCGCTCTTCTTTGAGAGCGTCCACTGTGTCAGCGTGCGCTTCGATGATTTGGTCGATTTGTTCCTCGCCAATGCCCATTGCTTTGAGCATTTTTCTTGTCAATGCGATAAGTCATTCCTCCGTTCTTTTTCGTAGCAATGACCGCCAATGCCAAAAGAACCTTGTCTCCTTTTCCTCGGCGGCTATTCTTTGCCGTTAGATTTTTGTTCTTGCCTTAATTATACAGCAAGCAGAATTTTTTGTCAACGATTATACAAAAAGTTAATGATTAAGCATTGCGTAAACTGTCTTCTAACAACTTCTTGTACTCTTCCGCGTTTTGAGTTGCTGCATTTCGCAAATAATGAGCAGCTGCCATTTTTCGTGTGCCCTCCTCTACATACAGCGCATATTCAACATTTGTGCCAATATACGCCGCTTTGTTAGTGGTGGCGTGTGAAATGCTGTTCATAAGTCGCCCGGTGTCAACTCGTGGAAAGTCCCGCACATTCGTCTTTGCGTGCGTCTCCGCCGACGCTCCGATAGCTTCAAGCCCGCGCTCGATAGCATTTTGTAGTGCCTCTTCAAATTCTTCCGTGTTGTCTTTTACTGTTACGCTTTCGCTCATTTTTTGCTTACCTCACTAAGCGGTTTGAAACCTATTATCTTGTAGCCAAGGGCACAGCGGCAGTTGTATGTGTTCGCAGGGTCTGCCGCCGGGTCACCTGGGTACATTATAGAGCCGATAGAATTAACGAACGGCTTATCCTGCGGCACGGACTTCATATCGAGTTCGGCGTGCCAGTCTCTCGTCCTTGCGTCGTGCGCAGCAATCCACATTTTGTTGACCACAACGCCCTTTGCTTCCATCTCGCCGAGCATATCCATACGCCCTTTGTTTTCAGCACCGGTGACAGCCGTCCGTGCAGTTCTAACAGCTGCGTGCATATTCATTTGCTGCACCTTGGCAATGCGGTTTGCAATCTTCGGAATGCTGTCTCCTTGCAGAATTCCTTGAAGAACCTCGGAATTGATTTTCTTCATATTCCACCGTACATCCTTGGCCTTGTTCAGCTTCCGCAGAGGCAGCAGTGAGCGGTCGCCCCGCAAGATCAAATTCTCAACCGTGTGCGCGTCCACCAGCGAAAAGGAAAAGCCGCGCAGTTCTCGCTTGGCGGATTTCCCTATCGCATTGTAATTCAAGGCATAGACTTCCGGCAGCCTGCCGTTGGTGTATTCAAGCGCGATTTCATTAACGCGGCTCAAATTCTCGGCGGTCTGCTCCGCAATGCTTTTGAACCGGTCGTTCTGCACAGTTGCTTCACGCTTGGCGAGCGACAACTCACGACCCGCCCGCTTGATTTCTGCCTTGTCTCCGGTTTCCTTGGCAGCCTCGTACTTCTCTTGCAAGCTGGCCAGTTTTGGCTCGGTTTCTGCCATATAGATGTCCCAAGCTTGCCGCACTTCGTCCTGCGTCTGCCGGTATATCCGCCGAATGCGGCGCTCCAGCGAAAGCAATAACTTTTCTGTTTCTCTATGAGCCTTATCTGCCAACGCTGGCGCCTCCTTTTTAGTTCTTTGACGCTTCCGGGTCAGCAGCTACGGAACCATCGCCGGGAATGCTGACCAACTTGCCTTGGTCCCACTGATAGAACACAACACATCCGTCTTGAATTTCAGTGCCCATTATTTTCCGCCTTTCTTTTTCATCTTCTCGGTGATCTTGTCGAGCAGCGCCTGCAATTCCTCATCAGTCAAGCCATCCAGGTCGTCAGCCTGCCCGCTGCCGGTCGGCTCATTGCCTTGCTGGCCAACATCCGGCTCTGACTGCTTCCCTGCCGGTTCTGCTCCATCAAGGGCTGGTGCGTCGTCAATCTCGACCCGGCTGCCCTCTTCGTCTCTCTTTCTCTTGATGATCTCATCCGCCTGGTCGCCAATACCAAGCAAGAAGCAGACTTGCTCGGTGATTGTTTCGTCGTCTAAATACTCGGCGGCAGAAAGAACCATCTGCATTTCCTCGGATTGATTTACGATTTTCGACCGCTTAAAGCTGACATTGTCGGTGATTTCCGCAAGCTGCAAAATCTTCTCAACGAATTTCGTCACGCAATACTCAAACATATCCGTCTTGCTGTCAAGCGGTTGATATGCCGCACGGATTTCCGTGGCAGTTTTCGAGTTTGCCGAAAGGTCGAGAACATTCAAGCACATGAAGTCCTCGTACAACCGCGCTTTGATTGTATCAATCGCAGCGTCGGACGCACTGATCGGCGCTTCCACCGTGTGGGCTTCGACCTGTGCGCCGTCGTCGTCGATGTGAGCGACATGCATTGTGCGCAACCGCTCCAAGAACCGCTGGTCGTCCTCATCGTCCATTCCGCCAGCGTTGGTGATTGCCCAGTAGATCATGTTGCCCTCGTCAACATTATTCACGAGGTTGCTGTTGATAAGATCAAATGCGTCGAGCGTACCCTGCCGACCAACCAACTCCGACTGCTTCTTGTCGTTGCCATAAAGCGGAATAATCGGGAATTCCGGGTAGTTTTCAAAGTCGTAAATCTCTGTTCCGTCAGCGATAGAGTGCCGCACCTTCATCTTGTAAGCTGTCTTTTGCTGGATAATCAATATTTTTTCATTGGTACCAGTCGGACTTAGGTACTCCGTGTAGCCATCGACTTCATAAAGCGTTGCCCTCAGCGGCTTGTCGTCAGCAAGCTGCCAAAAACGAATGCCAGCCCGCAGCGCTCCGCTCTCCTCATCGAACAGCGGGACAAACTCCGTCACATCGAACACATCAAGATGGTCAAGGTTCCAAAATCCGAAAGCCACGCCGCCAATCAAAGCGGACTTGCCAATTTTCTGTAACTGGTAATCGAAGTCATAAGAACCGCCGTGCAGTTCTTCCTGTCCGCCGCCCAGCTTCTCCTTTGTTTTCTTATCGCCAAAAATAGCACCATTGCCAAGCAGGTACTGGTTCTCCTGCGTGATTGCAAAGTTAAAAAAGTTGCTTGTGATCTTGTGATTTGGTGCCCATCTATCAACGTGAGCGTCTCCCCGCAAGTCGTAAATCAACTTCTCATAGTGCATTATCGTCGGGTTCAAGCCGCGATAATACTCCCACGCCCGGCAAGCTGTCCGGTAAAGCTGCCCTGCCTTGTGCTGGCGGATAGCCGAAAGGACAAACGCCTGCCGTTTGCCCTCAAATGCCCCGCACGCTTCAAGATCTTGGAAAGTCAAATAAGTAGAAATCGTAACCACCCTTTCATCGTGTTTTTATTTAGCCACGCCTAAAATAAGCGGACTTTCTTTTTTGCCGATTTTCTTGCGCAAAATCGTGTTCACAAAATAGCGAATATCATCCATGCAGTTATGAACGATCAATCCGCCATTAACGGAAAAGTTGTGCGTTCCGATAACTTCCATGTTATACACATCTTCATTTTGCACACTCTCGATTTTTAGCACATTTACAAGATTGGCAGAATCTCGTTTTTTGGTACTTGTTCGCGACATATTCTCTTCCACACCTTTCACAGATTTTTGTCACATTATCAAAGCCCATCTTCCTACGATATGCAGATTTGCATTTGTTTGAGCAAAAGCGGTTTTTGTTCTCACCATACGTTGCCTTTGTCTCAAATTCTTTTCCGCAGAAGGTACAACGATAAGACTTCAAAGGCATATTTTTGAAAGTTTCGATTGCGTGTTGCGAGTGCCATTTTTTGCCCTCTTCGCTGCCATGCCATTTAGACGCTTTTGGTCTCGCGTTTTTTTCAAGGTTTTCCCTCGCCCACTCTCGTCTTTCCTCGCTCCACGAACTGCCATGCAATTTAGAGTGTTCTTTCGCTGTCATCAGCACAAGGTTTTCGATTTCGTTGTTGTTCTTATCAAAATCCTTGTGATGAACATTATACCCCTTTGGGACTTCTGAGCCGTTGTAATACTCCCACACATAAACGTGAAGTCGCTTGTGTGTTTTGGCATTCAAGAAGTATCCGGTTTTCTTATCTCTGCGGAACGACAATCCGTCAAAGCAAGCGAGATCTCCGTCGTCAACATATTGAACCATAATTACATCCTCCGTGAATATTGATCTACAAATATTGTAGCGCATTTAGTCCATAATGTCAACAATTTTACTTGATTGCGTTAGATATTTTGCTTTTACCCATCCTTTGTCGGTCAAGACTTTGTGATCTTCGGTGCATTTGATAACCTTACCGCTTTCAAGCGTTATTTTCAAAATCGGTTGATTTTCTTTTGTTCTTCTCACGCCAAAAAACGGTCTTATACATTTCTTTTTCCGCTTCTCGTTGTAACTCCAAACAAGCCCAATTTTTCCAACAAGGTCTTTTATTTTTTTGCAGCCGAAAACTGTATTCACAACGGTATCACCAGTCAAGCAATGGTCGTTCTCCTTGACCACTCGGTCGTCCCCTGCCTTGTCGTCCCAGCGATATAGCCCAAACTCTGCAATGCTGTCAACGCAAGAGCGGTGGATTTGGATATTGCCAGCGTGCAGGTAAACAGACACACGGCGAATGCCATCAAGGACTGTGTTGTCTGCCTTAATAACCTTAAAACCGCGCTGCCGCAGCGCTGCAATGAAAGACGCCGCAGACGGATCAACAACAACCTTGCGTATATTGTATCCGTCAGCCAGTTGCTCAATATCGTCGCAATACTGCTCGTCTGTCCTCTGTACGGCCTTCTGACGGCCATTATAGTAGAATTCCTTAACCCTTGTCGCTTTTGAGCCTAAAACGCACCACAGGCCAGCAGAGAACGGATTTTGTGTGCCGTAGTCGATTGAGATATAATACTCTCCATTCGCTGGTACCTCATCGGTTATATTGTCCTCGCCAAAGTCGTAGACCAAGCCCTCGGCAACGCACCACTCACCGAGAATGTACCGCCGGTAGAACACTCCGGTGTACATCGTTTCATATCGCTGGAGTATGTGTTCTGTTAGCGCCGGGTTGTCACGCAACTCAAAGTGCAATCGTAAAGCGTTGTGCGCCTCCGGCTGGCTTACCCATTCTGTGTAGAACCAATGCTGTGGGCTGTCCGGGTTACAGTTAAACCAAAACTTTGACCCGTCAACAGAGCAGCGGGAGAGCGCCTGTTCAACAAACGACCGGGGCATTAGTGCCACCTCGTCAAGCAGAATGCCCGCCAGCGTTCGCCCTTGGATGAGCGTGAAGCTGCTTTCATCCTTGCCGCCAAATATTTCAAAATAATTCTCGACCTGGCCGCGCCGAACTACCAGCAGCTTGTCGCTCCGCCGCCACTGTATGTCCAGCCGTTCCCTCGGCTCGGTCATTCCAAGGTATGGCACGACTATGTTTTTTACGGCGCTGTCAACGGTCTTTCCGCAAATGCCAAACCGCTGCCGGTCATATCTCCGCATAGCGTCCTCAACGAACGCATACATCATCCAAACGGTCTTGCCGGAGCGGATAGCGCCGTCAGCAATCAAGGCGTCAAAGCGCGTGTAAGGAAACGCCAAGATTTGCAGCTGCTTATCACTTAATGCCGGCATTGCTTCCCTCGTTCTGTTCTATTGCTCTCGCGGTTTCTTTCAGTGCCAAGGTCAGCGGGTCATCTTCCCGCCTGTCAACCGCAACGGTGTACTCGCCTCGGTCACTTTGGCCAAGGTACTGCTTTCCGAGCCAAATTGCCATATTTGCGTTCTTTTCCGCCAATCGAAACTGGGCTCGGCGCAATGATATTTTCCCCACGCCACGCTTTTCCTTGAAAACTTCCGAAAAATTCATCTCATAAGTTCTCTTGCACCAAGACTCCAGCGTATCAGAACAAACTCCAAACCAGCCGCAAATCTCTTCTTGCGTGCATTGCAGGCCGCAGAGTTTTTCAAATTCAATTTGGCTTATTTCTGCTCGTGGTCTACCCAAGAACAAATCACTCCATTTCAGTTGTACTTAAAATTTCACTTTCGTTTGGTAAATCGACATCACCGAAAACGCCGTGAATTTGTTTTTCGTCGCCTTTATAAAACACTAATATTTTTTGATGAAGATTAACAACTTTTCTTTTCGCATTAAATTGACGAGAAGCCCGAGCTGCTCCTGTCCCAATCGCGTTTACAATGACAATGTCGTTATAAAAATGCAATCCGGAGTCCGAAAACGCCTTTTTGGTTTTATCTACAAAGTCACGATAAAAACCTTTTTTGTCTCTCACTTCACCAACAACAAACGCCGCAAATCTATTATTTTTCAATTTTCTGCAACATTTTTGTATTATTTCTGCATACGCGTGCAAAAAATCGTCATAATTCATATTTGATAAATCTCTTGGGTCGTCGCTGTAAACTTCAAGATCTACATACGGTGGGCAACTAAAGACAAAATCAACACTGCAATCTTCGATGTATTCGTCGATATTGGCGCTGTCGTCGCAATAATATTTCGGATGAATTTTATTCTTTGCAGCGACGGCCATATTTGCGTCAATTTGTTCACGGCGCAAATCGAATCCGTAATATTCATATCCAAGAATGCACGCAACTGCTCCTCGAACAGACCCGCCAGAAAACGGGTCAAGAATGCTTCCACCTTTTACGTTAAACCAGCGATACATCAATTCACAAACAACCGGATCAAAATAAGAGGTACCGTTTAAAGAATTATTGCTGATATATTTTTCAGCCATAATGCGAAGTCCATCGCCAAGCAAGCATTCATCTCGTGCGTCAAATTCAGTGAAATCGCATTTACTTTTCCACGCTCTTTTTCTATCTTGCCAATACCCTTGCCTTGTATCGAACACAGAAAACGGAGGAACGACAAACTTATCGACAAGAGTTTTTTTCGGGTGGGCAATTTCGTCGGATATAAAATTATCATCACATTTATGCAAAAAATCAAATTGAAAGCAAAAATCGCTCAAATCGACTTCCGGCAACTCTTGCTCGAGCAAATCAAAATCCCAATCGCTCTCATTCGTCTTGTTATCGACGATACGCAATGCGTTCACTTGCTCTTCCGTCAAGTCATCAACGCAGACGCACGGAACCTCTTTCAAGCCGAGTTTTTTCGCTCCAAGTGCACGGCAATGCCCGATTACAATCACTCCGTCACGATCAACCACAATCGGCTGCACAAATCCATACTGCCGAATACTCTCGGCCACATTGTCAATTTGCGTTTGGTCGTGCTTTTTAGCGTTCTTCTCATACGGCTTGATTGTGTCAAGCGCTCGCATTTCAACTTTCATTCAAACGCACCTCCTAAATCTAATTGTAGCAGAAAAGCCGCCAAAAATCAACGCTTTGGCGGCAAATGGTAAAATGCACGATATAACTCCTCCGCTGTGTCCAGGTTCTTGTCATCGGTGTACACTTCCGTTGCGGCGGTGATTCGTTCCTCCAGCGCCAGCGCTTCACGGCTCAAAAACTCTGCCTCCGACCGCAGCTTGGTGCAGTTGTACCGCAATGCTTCTTTCTGCCGTTTGGCGGTTTCCTTGTCCATCAGCCCAGCACGGAACAGCCGATATATAGCCAACAGACCGATATACTCGGCGCTGTCCGCTGCTGTCAGCCCTTTTGGTAAGATTTTGCCGTCAGCGGCGGCTTTTTCTAAACTCTTGTCCATTATCTCGTTCCTTTCAGCGAAACAGCCTACAATGTAGTAGTTCGTTTGTAGCGACCCATTTTTGGCTTAACCACGCCAAATTTTAGACTTTTGAGCCGCTACAAACTACAAAAACTACGTTGTCTGCTATAAATATATTTCTATTTTTACTTTTTTCCTTATTTTATATTATTCTCTCAAATAATGTAGTGTTTGTAGTGTTTATATAGAGAATGTGGTTTTTTCGGCTTTGTTGCGCCAAATTTTCGCACTACAAAGTCCGACTACAAAGTCTACTACAACGCTACAAACACCACTGAAACGGCGGGCTTTAGGCTAAAGTTCGATGATGTCATCAAGGTCGATTTGGTCGGAATTGTCATCATTCGCCCACCAACGCTGGTTGCCATAAACTGGAAACTTCTTCGGATAAGGCTGTTTCACCCACCCGGTCATTGACTGGAGAATTAGACCAATCTCCTGGCTTTCTTTTTTGGTGGGCTTGGAATATTCGCCCATCCGCAAAGCCTCCTGCCAAAGTTCAAGCACACAAATCTCGGTTTTGTTCTCCAAATAATCTTCGATCATACCAACACGGAAGTCATCCTCCGTTGCTTCTGCCTGCTGCTTGCGGATGTCATCAATCAGCGAGCGGTCGGCATACGGCAGCAGTTTTCCAGCCTTGTACAGTTCAAACGCTTCTGCCCAGCACTGGCGGATGTCTTCTTTGATTTGCTTCTCATTGTCAAACAATTCATATCCGCTTTGCTTCACCCGCACGGGATAGAACCGCCGGTTGCCTGTCTTGTCGGTCAAAAACTGCTCTTTGTTTGTCGTGCCGATAAAGATACACTGCCGTGGGTGGTCGGTCACTCGCTTGTCAAACGGCATTCGGTAGCGGTCATTTAGCCGGGTAAGATAGGACTTGACGGCCTCCTGCTCCTTCGTTCGTGTCATTGCAAGCAGTTCCGACACTTCACAAATCCACGCGCCCTCAATGGACTCAATGCCGCGCTGGCCGTCAAACTCGTTGACCTCCGTGAAATATTCGTCCGACAAAGCAAGCCAGCGAATTAGCGTTGACTTGCCCTCGCCCTGTTTGGTGCCGATCAGCACAGGCATATCGTCGAATTTGCAGCCGGGATTGTATAACCGGTGAATACCGCCGGCGAAGATCAAACGGCTAACCTCTCTTGTGTACGGCGTGTCCTCGCATTTTGTCCACTTTGCCAAAAAGCAAGAAATCCTCGGGACGCCGTCCCATTCAAGATTGTCTACGATCTCACGCACTGGGTGGTACTCGTGATGAGCAAGCACAATGCGCATTGCGTCCTCGCTTTTTTGCACGCTGTGAAAGCCGTACTTTTTCTCAATATACCGCCGCATTTCTGCGTCGTCAGCGTCCGTCCACCGTTCAGCCACGCCGTTGACAGTTTTCTCCGGACTGTATGTAAGCAGGTTGAACCTTATGCCGGAAAACCGAGGGTCACCCTCGAGCACTTTCACAAAGTTGTCAATCGAAGCAATCGGCCGGCCATTTGCGTCAAAGTCCAAATCAACGCCACATCGCAGCTTGGCGTTCGTCCTCTTGTATTCTTTCGCCAGGCTCTCGTTGGCCTTGTTAAACGCTTTCAGCACGCTTTTGAATTCCTGCTGAATGCCAAATTCCTTAGCCTTGAT